TACAGAATTCTCTAGGTATTGTCTATATAATTGTTCTGTGGCCATGTTTTTACCTTTGGCCTCTACCTGTATGTCGAAGTGGTCTGAGAATGACAGTGCCCAATCATTTACCTTTCTGTTTGGTAATAGATCAGAGTGTGCTCTTAGTTTCTGTTTTTTGCAACCTCTGTCTAGTAAATCTTTAATGTTGTGCATCTCTGTGTGTGTTTTGTCTCCAAGTCCTGCAACTGCTAGGTGCTCATCTCTGGAATACGAATAGTGCATAGAAGGCCTTACACCACGCCAACTGTCTATAACCCTTTTGACCCTGTCATCTGTAGGCTCAATGTATTCCTCGTCTCGTATCCAGTGATGGTGTATGTCCATAACAAGTGCAAGATCTTTTTCCAGTTCTAAACTTGCATCAAGTCCCCAACCCATCTCATCATTCTCAATAGTAATCAAGTTTCTTGCTTCGGACGAAAGTCTTGGTAACGCCTTACGTATGCCATCTGGTCCTTGTTTGCCTGAGATGTGTACGTTTATCTTGCAACCATCTTGGAATGATTTGCCAAAGCCCATCCAACGTGCCATATCCGCGTGATATTCAAATTCTTCTATGCTTCTCTCAACTATATCAGGTGTTGCACTTGATAACACACAGAACTGCCCAGGATGGAAACTAACTTTTACATCTAATTTCCTTGCCATTTCACCAACGGGTGCAAACAGATTTGGCAAATGATTTTGTAGTTCGGGTCTTTGCCACCACGACTTCCAATCTTTTTCTGTATAGCCTTGTAGCATTTCGCTACCTAATCTGACCATCCTACGTTCAGGTGGTAGTGTGCCAACACGTTGCACTAACCTACGTGCGGCCAGTGTGTTGTGGGTCATGATATCCCACTGTCTTTGTTCTGCTTCGTCCTTGTGTTCTCTGAGCCAACGCATTGTGGTTGATCTGCCGTTAAGTTCTCTGTCCTTTGCATTGACTTTCATTCCGCCAAACTCTGACTCATTGTTCAGCCATTTGCAACAAAAACCAAAACGTTGTACCATGCTAATATTATAACAGATTTTTTTGATATGTCTAGTCTTCTAATAGGGTCTGCATCATCGCCCAGTGTCCTATTATGTCACTGCAATGAAGTTTGAATTTGAATTCTCTATCTATGTCTCTCAGTATTTTATTTGCTTTGGCCATACTTACTCCTGCATTGGCTGGTAATTGTAAAGCATTGATAGTTTTTTTCTTCAATCCTTTTGCGGCCTGTACTCTATGCCAACCATCGGTCAACAGATAGTAACCAGAGTCTTTGATTGGCGTCACTAATATAGGATCCCACACGCCATCCTTTTTAAGTTTGTTGATCCATCCACGTTTCTCTTTGTTAAGAGGACGTTCAACACCTAGTCCCATTTCGGCCATTGTTACTAATTTTTTTATGTCTACTTTAATTTTTTTGATTTTAATCATTCCCAGGTAGTTTGGTCATCTGTTTCATACCACCCGTATTGACATAACCTGCCTGCATTCTGTTCTGATCGGGTTCGTCCTCGGATACCAACAAGATGTCATTCTCGTCTACCATTCTCACTTCCAGTTCAACATCTTTTTTCTTAACTTTGAATCCTCTGCTCCAACGTCCATGTGACACCATGATCCACTCTCCGACTTTCACGTCTTCCTGTTGATCACCGATTGCGTATACCTTACCCCATCTAGGGTGTATTCCACCTTCTGATCCATCGTCGTCTGTTAGTATTATTCCGCCTTTGGTTTTTGTTTCACCAAAGTGCATGTCAGAAACTAGTACTCTTTTCTTAAGGGGTTTGATGTCGTGCTCGACAGTGTATTCCTTACCACCATGTGATCCAAAACCTTTTGCTTGTAAATCTTCTAACTGTCCCATAATAGGATAATTTTAACAGATTTATTCTAAGCCGTCAAGTGCCGCGTCTATGCCTTTTTTAGGTGCAACTGTTTTTTTCTGTGCTACTTTAGGTGCCGCTTTTGGAGTGGATACTTTAGGTCTTGCAACCTTCTTTGTTTCAACTGCTCTAGGTTGCGGTGCTGGCATTGTTTTACCTTTGGTTGGTGTGTCACTTACCATGCCCTTTGGCTGTTCGTAATACTTCTTGATGACTGTCTCTTTTGGTGTAACTATCTTACCACCTGCTCCTAACACATCGCCTCTAGCATTTACGTTCATGTTTCCAATTGCCTGTACTGACTCATTGGCCGCTCTAAGTTTTTCTATGTCCACCATACGTCCCTGCATGGTTCTATACATTCTTTTTCTGGGTGCTCTTGCTACCATAATTATATGCTCCTATTACGTATACTTATCATCTTAAAAATTCAGTGATGTCTAAATTGTACAGCATGGGATTGATCTTGTGTACACCTATCAGGAAAAGACAGAAACTTGCCACACTTGATCCCCGGCCAACTCCCCATACCACATTGTTTGCTCTTAGAGTGTCTATAAAATATATTAAAAACTGTAAAACACGAATAAATTTCTTTTTCTCAAAAAGAGCATATTCGGTCTGCACTCTCATTTTTTCCTCGTCGTTCTGGCATTTGTCTAACAACCACTGTAACACATTTATTTGGTAATACTTCTCTGGCATGTGCCATTTATCGCAGTTCTGTTTGTCAAATATCTCAGGATCAGGCCTATTTGGTGCTGTGTTGATCACAGGTAGGTCTATGCCCAACTCTTTGAGGCTCTCGGAGTACTTGTCTATGTCGTTGAAGTAAAGTTTTGATAGATTGAAATCTGGGTCTGTGTAAAGCAAGTCAATGGCATCCTCTTCGGAGAATATTACATCACCGTGATCATTTATCTTTGTCTTTTCCGCCATCTAAAACCTTTGGTTGGAACTCAAATATTTTAGCATGATACTCGTGCTGTTTGTCAACAGGAATTTTTTGATTGTTCCAACTGAAATGTCCTGTGTAGATGCCTTTGTCCATTTCTCTGTCATATGTTGCCGTGTCTGCCCTCAACCACCATGGATCGAATTTGCTGTATTTTGCTGAAAACCAATCGGGTCTATCTAACAGTATAAGCTCTTTGCTGTCTTTGTCAACCTTGTAGGTAATACCGTCACCCTGCCACGATGACAATTCAATGTTGTTGATGGTAATAACTGAATCTAAAACTGCATTTGCCTTGCAGAAGCATACCGCGGCCATGATTTGGTCATAGGGAGGTTTTGGTAATTCAATAAATCTATTTGTGGTGCTCTTTTTCAATGTGCCGTAGAGAGGTTCGTCTCTCCAGGTTGTGATTGTGTTGGCAAACACTTGTTCAAAAAGATTTTTTAGCCTCTCAAAGTAATTTGTCTGTTCTTTAAGATCTGGTGTGTGAGGAGTCAATGATATCTTAATTTTGTATTCATTCGAGAATAGTTCTCCGTCAACTATGATAATCGATTTAAATTTTGTCTTCCAAGAAAATGTGTTTGACATCAAGACTATTTACTAGTCCATGTTGACAAGATCACCTAGGTCTGGTTCTCCCCTTAACTTCTTGTTGTTCTTGTGCCAGGCCTCTAATCTTCTTTCTCTGATAGCGTTCCTGTATGTGTTTAGGGCGTGTGTGAGTTGTTCCAACATGTCTGGATTTCTGCCAAATCTTTTTGCGGTGTTAACTTTTCGAGAAAGATCTTTGATTCTTTTCGAAATATCCTCGTCGGACAAGTTTCCTATTTCTTCTTGTAATGGATGGAAGTACATGATACTCCTTGGTTATTATACGTACTGTTTGCCTAGTTGGTGCATCAGCACAGTTGTGCCACCATCAGGCGACATAAATTCAAAAAGAGCTCTGCCTAACCCTATAGTGATTTGATCCGAGGTTCCGTCAAAACCTCCCACATTGTCTGCTTTGATCACAGCAGTCGGGAAAGTTAGAATACCTGTTGATGTTGGATTGACTGTTATGTCTAAAATAATTCTACCCAGTGCACCGGATGGGAAATTTGTAAATGCGAAAGTGGTATCGGCCGTGATGGTCAATGTTTGGTAATGACCATTTCCGTGATTCAGTGTCACAGATCCACTACTCACTGTGCCATGTGCATAGATTGTTTCAGAATTATTTTTAAGTTTTGCTCTTGTCACTTCATTGTTAGTGAAATCACTGGATGCGTTTAAATTTGCTTTGTTTGTCTGCAGATCTTCTATTTCAGATTTTGCTTCTGTGAAATTTGTCTTTATCTCGTTGAAGTTATCTCTGAATCCCTGAGAGCTATTATCCTGCCCTGCTCTAGGGTATGAGCCGTCTATGTTTCCTGGTACTATCTTACTTGCCATTATTGAATTCCTTTGTCTCTAAATTTAAGGTATTTATCTGTGGCTCTTTCTACCTTAATTATTGTGCCGTCAGACGGTACTTCCTTGGTAAAAGTAATTGTTGTCTTTTTAGTTGTCGTGTTGTGCGAAAGAGTGATGCCCAATTCATGATCTGCCGATCTAAGGGTGCCGTCTGCTGTGAGATATGTTGGTTTGATGTTGTTGTCTGCCGTTACTCCTTGACCTACAAACACTATATTCGCTCCTTCTTTAACTACAATATCTTCCTCATGGATCAGTTCGTCGACAACGAAACTGGTAGTTGTACCATCTGCTGTGAATGTTTCTGTTGCAACTTTGCTCTTGCTGATCACATACCTGTCAATTATGAATGATATATTTTTGAATTCTAATGCCTTGTCCTTTATCCTTTTTTTGACAAGTTCAGATGTTCCTGGTTTACAGTAACATATTGGCACGGCCATGACATATCCCAGTGGTGCAAGATCACCTGACTGTGTTGTTTTCATCCAAAGTGGAAGGTAGTCCCATTCCTTGTGACCTAAACTTTTCATTCGAGATCTCATATTTGCAACAGCATTAGGATATACTGTCTCGATAAATCCTAGGTCTGCACTCAATTGGTTTGCATATCTCACTTTAGATCCGGAAGTACTAAAAGACAGACCTCCGTCTGTTGTGACTTCGTATTCCATGTAGTCTGCTGTGGCATTCATGCTGGAAGCTCTTGGACCTAGCACAGGTTTTGCTACCGTGGTTCGTAGTTTTATAGAACTAGAAACAGCAAGTCCGTCTTTGTTTACCATTGAATCATTTACTTCAAGATACACTACCTCATATTTTATGGTACTGTCTTCCTTAGCAACCGCTGTTTTAAGATCACCAAAGTAAAGTTTTTTTGGTGCATGATTCTGTTCCATCTGTTGTTGGAATGCTGTAAGTGTCTGTGCTTCTAGTCCAGACATCATAAGCATGTCTGGTTTGACTTTCATTCCAAAATTACTGTCCTCAGGTCTGTAGATATAATCAGGTGAATTAATATCAGGGTCTTGGGAAATATTATAAAATACATTTTGATCTATCAGAGAAGTTGCATGTCCGTTCATGTTACCATATTCTATCTGTGTGTATGGAATGTCTATGTTGATTGTAAATTCTTTTGATGTTGCCAATGATTGATACTGGTCACTTACAGAAGCAGTGAATGTGTATGCTCTTGTAGAATCAGTGAAGTCACTGGGGTCTATTGTTCCTATCAGGTGTCCCTGTCTTGAAAGTGTTATTCCTGGCGGTAGTGAACCTGATGTTTTGGTGTAAGTTAATACTCTGTTTGTTTCTTCTGCCACTGCCTCTATAGACAATATACTAGGTACATCTGCCTTCAATGTTCCGATTACTGTTGGTGTTGAAAATGCAATACCTATGTCTATTTGACCTATCACTTTCATTGTGAAAGTTTGATCAGTGAACACGTTCAGACTTGATGATATTGTCCTGTTTGCTCTGACGGTAAAGGTATGGGTGGTTTCCACCGCTGTCTGTCTGGCCAATTGTCCGTAAAGTTCACCGGAGTTGATATCTATGGAGACTCCTGAGGGCAAAGATCCAGAAACGATCGAGTATTCTAGATCGCCTTGTAAAGGATCAAAGTCCTCAACATCTATTTTTATTACCACTGCGTTGTCATGTCTAAACGTACCAAGGTCAGAACCTGTTCTGAAAACAGGTCTCCTGCTGGCGGTTAAATCCATAGTAAGTGGAGAGCCATCTATTTCTGTTTTGTCAATGGTGATTGCTGTGTTTGAAACTCTCCAGAAGTCAGCACTGTACACAAAGATACTGTTATTCTGTTCTACGAAACTTGTGCCATCTGACACTCTAACTATGAAATCAAAATTCTTGCTTATACTTTTTGTTGTGACAGTCCTGTCATATGTGCCATCGAACTGATCGTCGTTGCCACTTCCATCATAACCGCCACGCACTCCAAATCTTTCATCGTCTGTCAGTTGTACAATTCCTGATATCAATCCTGTTGACGACATTGTGATGCCTGGTGGTAACTCACCCTGCATTATTTCATACACTAGGCCCTGTCCTGCTTCAGTATCCGAGTCTGTTGCCTGCATCTGAAGGTTCACACTAGAACCATCTATTACCCAGTACAGTCCAACACTGGTAGAATCATCAAGTTGAAGTTGTCCTGCCGCTGTTGTAAACACAGGAGCATCTGCACCCTGTACGTCTAGTGAGAATGTCCTATCTGTGATAGCGGTACCGGCCGTGGCTCGCACGACGAAGGTGTAAAGAGTTCTTTTGGCAACCTCAGCCGGAATACCTGTCAGTAAGCCATCTGTTGTAACCTGCATTCCTGCGGGTAGGCTTCCTGCTATCACGGAGTAAGTGATGGCCGTCGAATCGCCCATAGGAACAGGATCATTCGCTTCTAATTGTAGCGAATAAGCGACCTGTTCGTCAATAGTTGCTAATTTACCTGCCGTGGTTGTCCACACTGGTGTTGCCATTACTGTACTCCTTACAAGGGTATTTATTGGCAATTACCTATGATTATTCTGTGTGCGAATCCAGTGCTCTAGTCGTTGTTTAAGGCTTTCACGATCAATTTTATCAGATGTACGTCGTATTGCCTCCTCCAAGCGTCGTATCTCGGAATGTGCGGACTTGGGCCTATTACGGTCGTTGTAACGTTTTCTCATTGTTGTCCGGTGGGACTTTTTATGTTTTTTTATCTATTACGATGCGTTAAAATAAGGTACTACGTATTCTGTGCCTGAAACCTTAATTCTCAGGTAACCCACAGGTCTGATTTCATTTGCAGAATCAAGTGGCAAGTGCGTTGCGGCTCCAACTGCACCAACAGTTGTCTGGGTATCAGTCAAAAAGTCTATTAAACCTGTGCCGTCTGTGTCTAGTTGTAAATCAGCATTTGAATTGTGTGTTGTAATTGTATTTGCTGTAATAGATACTTCTTCCAACACAACCGATCCTGTACCATTTGCTTCGATTATTACGTCATGATTTGTAACAGATGGACTGATTTTTGCTACTGGTCCTAACTTCATTTCTGAGTCTACGAAGACTGTGTGGGCCGTTAATATCGAAGGAACGTTCACTGTGTTACCACCAAGTGTAATTGATCCTGTGCCGTTGGGATTGATCAATATTGCACCATTACTGTTTGTTGCAACAATGGCATTAGCATCAATCCTGATGTTGTCAACTACTAATTGGCCTGTGACATTTATGTCACCTGTTACTGTTTGCCCAATAGTCGTCATTGCACTCTTAACATCAACAACACCTGTGCCGTTGGCCTCAAGTTCTAAGTTGGCATTTGAGGCGAATGTTGAAACTTTATTATCTTTGATCCTGACACCGTCTGCGTCTAATTGTGTTGTTGTTATGTTATTTGAATTGCTTATGTCAGCAGTGGTCAAAGTTCCAACTACTGTTGTGTTTGGAATAATTCTGACTATTCCTGTGCCTGATGCATCTAATTCTAAATTTGCGTTTGAGGCCCCTGTTGTGATGGTGTTGTCAGCCATTGAGATCGTATCGACAGTAACCGTACCAGTCATGGTCGCCGCGTTGATCGTTGGTGCAGTAAGCACTTTGTTGGTCAATGTTTGTGAACCTGTCAGGGTCGCCACTGTGCTGTCAACCGCGATAGTTACTGTGTTGCCTGAACCTGCTGTTGTGATACCAGAACCGCCCGAGAACTGTAGAGTCTCAGAGTCAAGGTCTATGTTTAATGCTGTTGAATCGTCACATGTAAAATCTAAATCCTGTGCCGTGACTGTGTCATCTACGTATGCTTTGATCGACTGCTGTGTAGCCAACTGTGTGGCAGAGTTAGTTGCCATGTTATCTTCATCTAAGATACCTGTCACAGTTGCTCCTGTTGCCAAGGCTAAAGATGTTCCTACTGTTAAAGTGGATCCTAGGGCGGTTGCACCAGACACATTTAAAGTGCCTGTTGTCTGAATGTTTTCTGCAATCGTTATTTGTGTTGAATCATCTGAACTGATGGTTGTGCCATTGAATTTCACTGCACCAAGTTTTATACTTCCAGTGCCATTTGGTGTGACTGTGATATCACCGTTTGTTACACCAGTTGTTATTGCGAATGTGTTAACATTCAGGTTTGCGTCTAATGTGTTTATGTCATTATCCGCACCGTATAATTCTACGAAGTTGTCATTGATTTTATCAAATGCTGTTCTTAACGGATCACCTGTACCGTCATTTGCACTAGATCCTATGTTGATTGCTTGTCTTGCCATGTTTTATAATCCCTTTTGTTGTAGATATTTATCGTTAATTCTATAAACCTAATGTAATTATTATATGTCTATTGCTATACGTTGGAGTTTGAACACAATGCTATTATCGGTAATGTTGGTTACCTTGACTTGTACATCGTCACCACTTACTCCAACCGAGTAGGTTGATAGACCCGTTGCGTAATCACTGACTGAACCAAACGTTGTGATGTAAGCGTCTGTTCCATCGTGGGTCACGTTTGCCTCTATAAATTCGTATCTGCTGTTTGAGGCGTCTGTGGCTGATATGAAGTATTTTGCACTTCTGTAAACTGTTTTATCGAATGTGTTAAGCACACTGGTCGCCGAGCTGGCCACTGTTGTGGCGGCATCTGCAATGTCTGAATTATTTAAAGTGGCTCCAGCAGTGGCAAATGAAAGCACTCCAAGACCGTTAGTGGTAATAAACTTGCCCGCCGAGTCGTCTGCAGTTGGGAAAGTGAAACCACTAATCCTAACTCCACCTGTTCCGCTACCTTTCAACTCTAGATTGGCGTTTGATGCATTGGTTGAAACTGTGTTGTCTGATATGGTCACTCCGTCGATGGTTAAACTTTCTGTCGTTGCCAATGTCGTGAACGTTCCTGCCGCCGGCGTTGCTCCACCGATCACTGTGCCATCGATGGCACCGCCACCTATGTCTACATCATCGATAACAACATTTCCACTTCCATTGCCTGATATCTCAAGATTGGCATCGGAGGCGTTTGTTGAGATTGTGTTGTCCTTGATTCTGACAGCATCAACATCCAGTTGACCTGTGATAGTTTCTGTGCCCGTTACATCAACATTTCCAACAGTGGTAACTGCCGCTGTTGTAAGTCCTGAGGTAACTTCCACAGTGCCCGAACCACTGGCAGATAATTGCAAGTTTGAATTCGAGGCGGTGGCTTTGATTATGTTGTCAGTGATGTTTATGTTTGAGTCAACCGTTAAATTTGAAATAATTACACTTCCTGAGCCTCCTGGAGTTAGATTAAGATCAGCGTTTGAACTTGTTCCAATGATGTTGTCATTGAATGTTAAATTGTCGATTGTTACTGTTCCTGCCAAACTGGTTGTGCTGGTAACAGTCAAAGTTGAGAGGGTAGTTAATCCTGACGGTACTGCCAACGTTGAACTTAGGGTTGTAGCACCAGATAATGTTGATATCCCTGAAACGTTCAAGGTTCCGTCAACTATTAGTCCGTCGTTGATGTTGATTGTTGTGGAATCATCTGAACTTAAAGAGGTTCCTTTTATTTTGATTGCCCCAAACACAACAGAACCTGTTCCGCTAGGTAATAGATTGATGTCATCATTGGACCTAGTGCCTTCGATGTTGTTGTCGTTTATCCTTATGGCAGGAAATGTAATCGCACCAGTGCCGGCTGGTTTGAAAACAATGTCATCATTTGATCTTGTGGCACTTATTTCGTTACCGGTAAACGAAAGTGAATCTACTGTGATACCAGGAGCAGAGTAAACCTCTGTGAAATTTTCATTCACTTTGATCATTGCGGCACGTAAATTATCGCCTGTTCCGTCGTTCGCGTTTGATCCTATGTTTAGTGTCTGTTGTGCCATGTTAAACTTTCATTGTCCTTTTAACCACTGTAACCGTGTGTGTGTTAGTATTACTTATCGTGCCTCTTAATCTCACATCGTCACCACTTATGTCTGCAGTGAATTCCACTAGATCGCTAGTATGGTTGGTTGCCCTACCAAAAGTGGACAAATACACATTTGTGCCGTCGTGCATCACATTGACGTCCAGTGTTTCGTAAAGTCCAAGTGCGCCACTGCCTGGGTCACTGATCGATACATGGTATTTGGCACTTCTAAATTCGGTCTTGTCAAATGTGTCAAGTGTGGCCACAGAACTAGGTGCCCCGGCCAACCTTGTAAGATGTACCCTGTACATGTTCACAGTGGTGTCTGTGTTTTGCAGACTGTTCTCTGCTCTCAATTCCACGTTACTGCCGTTGTGTGCAACTGTGAAATTCATCAATGGCGTGGTGGTCGAATGTGTGCTTATGTTTGCACCTTCCTGTAAGATATATGGTGCTGTGCCGTCAGACACAACCATTAGTTCTGCTATCTGAGATTGACTGGCCGCATTTTTTCCTACAACGATATAGTTTGCCAACTGGACTCCCGAGTGTCCAAATGTGTCAATCACATCATATAGGAATGCATCATCTACCTTCATGTGGATCCTAAATGCGTTGACAGTGGTACTGCCACCTGCAGTGGATGCCGCACTCAGGGTAACTGTGTTTGAACCATCGTGTGCCGCTGAAAGAGTCAACATTGGTGTTGCTTTTGATGATACATGGTTAGCATGTGACACAAAGGCTTCCGCACCGTTGGTGACCAAGGTCGCTTCTTGTATCTCTGCTGTGCCTTCCGAGGCGTTCCTGGCAACAATAACATAATGGGCACCTGTATGACTTGTATCCTGTAAGGTATCTATTGCAGTTGCCGAACTTGATACTGTCACTGTATCACAAAGTTTACTGTCGGCACCTTCGGCATTAGACTCACTGTCTGATAATCTGATACGATAGAATTTTATTTTGACGTCTGCTGTCGACGGAGTGGCAAGCAATCTAAGATTGGTCCCACTGATGTCTGCAGTCAAGGTGATTAGACTGTTATGGCTATTGTGTTCGTTAAAAGATGAAATGTAGGCATCAGTGCCATCATGCACAACCAGGCATTCTATGTTAGACATGTGGCCGTTGATAGTGTCGTCCGCGGAAATGTAATACTTGGCACCTCTGTAATCAGCGTGTGCCCAACTGTCTAGCGTTGTTGTGTTGTCCGCAGGTGCTTTTAATCTTACTGCATAAGCACTGACTGCCGTTGAAGCACCTGACGTTGAACTTGCTTTGACACTTACCGTACCTCCCGAAATAGTGGCAGTAAGTTCCAACATATCTGTACCTTTAGTGCTGACATTCGGACCTTGTGATACAAAAACGTTTGTTCCGTCTGTCACCACAGTGGCCTCACAAATAAATTTTTCATCTGAACCGTTCTGTCCACAAACAACGTAATGTACAGCATCGGTGTCACTAGATTGGAAACTGTCAAAAGTTGTTGCTGTACTAGATGTCGTGACATTTCCTATAACTTTCCTTGTGCTGTCAGTGGTTGCCTCGTCTGACTCTGTATCAGCGAATGCTACTATCCTGTTGACAATAACTTTTGTACTGGCACCTGACGTTGCAGAACCTCTCAACCTCACACTGTTAGAATCTATATCTGCCGTCAACGTGATTAGGCTGTTGTTGCCTGAGAAGTGCTCGTTGTATGACGTGATGTATGCATTAGTATTGTCGTGCGTGATTAAGCACTCTATGTTGCTGGTTTCGCCTGTTGATTGATTTCTTACATTTATAAAATATTTTGCCGCGGCGTGTGGAGCCTTTGTAAACGTATCAAGGTTAACGACACTGCTGTCAATTATGTCAACATGCATGATGTCATGGACCAAACCCAACTCGCCCACGTATCCTGTGGAGTCATCGTCACCAATTCCTATTCTGTAGTACCCCATGGTGTTTGATGGTGTGACAGATGAACCATCACTGTCTGTCATTCTTAATCTTATTTTGGATGCACTGTCATCTGCTGTGACCATGTCGGCATCAAATGTTGGATGAGTGTCACCCACATCTGTTCTAGTGACTGCTGATGATGTAAGGAAAGCGTTATTGAAATTGTGTAGAAGAGAAATTTTTTGTGTTTCAAAACTGCCGTTGGCCACGTCCTTGGTCACGACATGGTACAAGGCGCCGTTGAATTGACTCGCTGTGAATTCTGCCCCTGTTCTTTCTGCGGCAACACTTCCTTGCAAGGTTCCTTCTGCTATGACATGATCTATTACTGTTTCATTGTTACCTCCCGCGGTAACACCCGCGTGTGTGCCTATTTTTCCTGTTGTTCCAGTTGTTGTGTTTGGCCCAAGTCCTATTGCATAATATTTTAAAGAGTTTTGTATTGTTGTTGACCCATCGCTCTGACCAGTCGCTTTCAATTCTACATTGGATCCGTTGATGCCAACGTCAAAGGCACTGATGTCATTCATCGCACCTGATTTTACGATATGACTGTCTGTGACACCTGCCACTTCTGTGCTTCCGTCTGCACTTATGCCATGATTGACACTCAACTTGTTCATTATGAATTCGTTGTTCGTCATGTCCTTCTGCACCATGTGATAGAAAACACTATCGAAATCCGCTTTTGCCCATGTATTGATCACTTTCTGTGAGCTCATGTCTGGACTTGCTGTTCCCCTGAAACTGTTGGTGTTAATTGTTGTGGATGCCGTGTTGCTGACTGTCTGTGCACCGATGATTTTTTCAAGGCTATTAATTGTTGAGTCAGATTCATTGTCTGCCAACAGTATCCTGTACATTGTAACTCTACAAGTTCCAGCGGTACCGTTAGCACCTCGTAGTCTCACATCACTTCCGCTTATGTCTGCTGTGAATGTTGCCAGTGGAGTGTTTCCTGAATTCGTAGAAATAATGTTGTAGTCTTGGATAAATGCATCAGAACCATTATGAACTATAAGCAGTTCAGCATTCATCACTTCATTTGTGGTCGTGTTGTTAACTGACACATAATATTTTGCACCTCTGTAACTTGCATGAGCAAAGGTGTCAAGGTTTGCCACTGCACTGTCAAGGTCTGCTGTGACCTTTGTGGCCACGTTGCCGTCTGTATATCCGGATGAGTCATTATCTCCCAATCCCAATCTAAAAAATGTCAATGCGTTGAATGTTGATTTGGTTGATCCATCTGCCAGTGTGCCTGCCTGTCCTTTGAATCTTACCTTGGCTACTGCACTCCTTATATCACTAGATGTGGCGATTATCTCATCGTTGTTATTTGTTTTGATGATCTGTGATGTGCCATCGAAAGCATCAAATGTGCTACCATCCGTTGTTCCTTGTGCAATGGTTGTTTTGAATCCTGCAAACTCAATAGAACTGTCAGCGGCGTCATATCTCTGCAAACAAAGATACCATGCACTGTCATATTTTGTTTGATCAAATTGATCTAAAACACTGTCACTGCCGGCGCCTATGTTCTCGTGTGCACCAGTGGCCGTGTTTGCATCTAATTCTGTTATGCTGGAAAATCCGATTGTGTTCCTTGCGTCTTGTATGTCTGACTGCCCAAGCAATAATGGAGCAGTGAACCACGCCAACTGACCGTTTCCGTCTGTCCTCAATAGTTGTCCTGTGTTTCCATCCGAGTTGGGCAAGTTAATGCCCCCAGTGATCAAGTTACCGTTGATGTTCACATATCCCGATCCGTTGGCGTTGAATTCGATATTGTCATTTGATCTATTTGCAGTAATAACGTTATCCGTGATTGTGACCCCGTCTGCTGTGATTGAAGGAGTTGTAATAGAAATGGTAGTTAATGTCCCCGCCGCTGGTGTAGTTCCACCTATGACTACATTGTCAATAGCACCTCCGCCTATGTCCACGTCGTCGATAACGACATTTCCACTTCCATTGCCTGATACTTCAAGGTTGGCGTTTGAGGCGTTTGTTGAGATTGTGTTGTCCTTTATGGTCACACCTTCCACATCTATTTGTCCGGTCACTGTCTTTGTTCCAGTGATGTCAACGTTGCCTGTTGTAGTTACGGCGGCCGTTGTAAGTCCGGATATGATTTCCACACTTCCGGAACCACTTGGCGACAGCACCAGATTGTCATCGGATCTTGTGACCTTTATAACGTTATCGGTCAAATTAACGCTGGAGTCAATTGTTAGATTGGAAACGTTAACCACACCCGTTCCGCCTGGAGTTAGATTTAGATCAGCGTTTGAACTTGTTCCAATGATGTTGTCATTAAAAGTGAGGTTATCTATTGTGGTAGTCCCCGCTAATGACGAGGCACCTGAAACAGTCAATGTCGAAAGCGTCGTGGTGCTAGAAACATCTAAGGTGGATCCCAAGTTTACAGCACTGCTGAAAGTCGGAGTGTCGGCATTCAGTGTTCCGTCCACAATTAGGTTTTCATTTACATTAATTGTCGAGGAGTCTGTGGCTACCAATGAAGTTCCTGAAAATCCCACGCCATCTACAACAACCTTACCAGATCCACTGGGTATAATTTTTAGATCATCGTTTGATCTAGTCAGTTTGATGTTGTTATCTTCGAAAGTGAGAGCAGGGAATACCACGTTTCCTGTTCCCGAAGGCTTGAGCACTATGTTGGCATTAGAAGATTTGGTTACAATGTTATTTTGCTCAAACTTTATATCAGCCGAAACAACCGGAAACGCATAAAGTTCTGTAAAGTTTTCGTTGATCTTACGGCCGGCATTCCTGATAGTATCACCTGATCCATCATTTGCCTGTGCCCCTATATCGATTATTTTCTGCGCCATTTACTAATATTTAGCGGTTTTTACGATTTGATTAAACGGCTATTAACCCGTGCTTATTTTGACGTCATTTCCTGATCTAAACAGTCTGCCGGCTACTCCCGGGTCAGAAGTTGGAAGGCTAGTAAAATCTATCTGTGAGCCATCTGCCGCAAGGTTTCCTGTAACTGAAACACCATTTGCAGTTGTTTCAAACTTTTTACTATTATCATGATAAAGTTCAACTGCCCCATCGGCAATACCCTTCACCATGGTTTCTGAACTACTATCCTTACCAAGTATCACATTGTTGTCACTCTGAATGTAAAGGCTTCCGGTTCCTGTTTCTCGTATTATTGAATGACTTCCATTGTGGAATATCTTTAGGTCATCGGCATCACCAATCCCTAGATAGTTGTCAGTGACACTACCATCGGGTAGTGTTAAAATGCCTGAGACTTTTGCTCCTGTTCCTGTTACTCTAAATGCTTCTGCCAAGCCACCCGCCACTGTGAACGTCTGGAATATCAATTCGTTTGCTGAGCCACTGGTGCCGTCGAACAAGATCTTTGCTCCTGATGTGTCGGCCTGCCCTATGAAGTCTATGCCAGGAACGTTGGCGTTGTCTGTTCTTTGGATTTTGACAAACGGTGTTGCTCCTTTTACAAGTAGACTACTAGACATCTCAACCTCACCTGTACCATTTGCAGATATTTCTAAATTATCGTTAGATCTTAATGTTGTAATTTTGTTCTCAGCCATGCTGATGGTAGCATCACCCAAAGTTGAATCACTGTCATCCATGATATTAAAAGTTCCTGTGACACTTGCTCCGCTACGTGTAACTCTGAATCTTTCGTCTGTACTTGAATCATCTCTTACTTTAAAAATAATTTCTTTGTTAATACCGTTGGTGCCTTCCATGTATATCTTGGCTCTGACGTCACCGCCGGCACTTTGGAAATCAATACCTGGTGTGTTTGCATCACTTGTTCTCTGGAGTGTTATGACCGACGAGGCCGATTTGATGTGTAATTTTGTGTCTGGCGCATTTACAGTACCAATACCAACCTGTCCATCGTTGTCAATGATCAAGTCACCTGTACCTTCCGTCTTAAGCCTCAAGTTTGCGTTTGACCCATTAGATGTAATTTGATTGGTAACTATTTCCGTTGCCGTGACCGGACCTCCCAACACCACACCGCCTGTGCCGTTTCCAAGTATTGTGATGTCCGCATTGGTGTCAAGCGAAGTAATGGTAGTGTTGTTTATTGATAATCTGTCTATCTCAACAATACCCGTTCCGTTTGCAAATATTTTTACATCACCGTTCGTGTCTGAATTTGTTAGATTACCGTTTGATGATGTTGTAGCGGCCAAATCCGTGTATAATTCAGAAAAGTTCTCGTTCGATTTGGTCATAGCGGTACGTAAGGTATCGCCTGTTGCTGGATTTCCCAGTGATCCTGTGTCTATTATTTTTCTAGCCATAATGTGTTATTCGTATTTATTAAATAATAATATGTTCATAGAAACCCTAAAAACAATGAAGTTGTACAAGAGGGAGAGCAAACTGGGTACAATGCACAATTATCATAGGAAGAACCTTATCTATGTGTTCAAATGCGATGCCTGTTCGGAGACTTTCATGAGGCCCAAGAGCAAGGTAGATCCAGCTCGTGCTTCAAATGACTACAAACACGTATGCAATGATTGTGATTCAAAGAAATTCGCACAGGCTGTGGGTGTAAAGATGCGTAAGGTCTATAAACTTGACGCAAGTAGCACTAAGACTCTATAGTGCTTTCCATTTGATGTCATCACGATGGCCAGTTATCCATCTCTGTAGGTCAGCGTAGATGCCACACTTTATATTTGGTTGATCAAAGTACCATTTGAGAAAAGGATTTCCTTCCAGGTACTCTTTCCTGTTTATAAAACGAAAATTCGTTTTTGGGAATCTACGGATAGTCTGTCTCAGTTGATACATCCATTCATATTTCAGATATGCTTTCATGCTCTCACGACCAGGGTAGTTTATGGAATTTTTATAAATGTTGTTCTGTATCCTGCTGGGGGTTTCCATTTCCCACTGCTGGGCTCCCATTATGTCGAATGCCATTATCACAACATTTTCAATGCCTGACTCTGCCGCCAGCAACACCGCAGAACAACCAGATCCTTTTGCAACAGAGAAATCATTGGTCTTGATCTTGCCACCCTTTTTTACGTCACCACCTCTCCATATTCTGTAAATTTTAAGACCAGTGGGCACATCGTTGATGTTATCTCCATCACAGATATAGTTCCAATCACTTATGTCATCCAACCCGTGTATCTGTGGAGACTCCTTTCCATTGTTGTGCCATGTTGCCAGTTCCTCATACATTGGAGGATTCACAGCCACAATGTGATCGCACAACATTGGATGATCTCGGTATATGGCGTTGCAACCATATATCACACCTTTGCCTTTTAAATTTTCTATTGGAAATATGTTTCTCGACTCACCGTTACCTATTATGAAAGCAGTGTCCATTACACCCCAAATGATTCTCCACAACCACAACCGGAAGATGCGTTAGGATTTGTTATCTCAAATTGTGAACCAAACACTTCCTCTTTCCAGTCTATCTTTGTGCCTGCAACATAAAGCATACTTGCGTCATCAACAACAAATTTACCTGTCTGCCAATCCTCTGTATGATCGTCTGCACTAACATCTTCCTTTTTATCTATGAATCCCCACTTGTATTTGAACCCTGCACAGCCACCGCCTTCAACCATTAGGCTGACAGCATATTTGTCTGGTTGTTTTGCCAACAATTTCTCCATTTGATTCTTTGCTTCTTCTGTTATTTCAAACCATTTCATACTATTAATTATCAACTTCTCTCCCCCATGTTTTGCAAACCTATTGCCAACCAAAAACGGGTGGCATCTCTTTTATATTGAAAACTCATGTAACTGTTCTGGTCCTCCCAATGGTTCTGTGGGTTTTCTATGTTTCCTGCAGGTTTGAACCACCAACCCCAATTTCCTTGGCAGTTGATCTGACACCACTCTATGCACTCACCCATGATTCCATTGGAGTTCATATCTATGTTATACCGGAATTTCTTTTCGTAACCGCAGTCGGATCCAATTTCATCCAGTCCGGGACTGATTCTTTTGATCTCCGCCGCTTCGTAGAATTTCTTTTTACCCATGATCGTAATTTAATCCCAATGTAATTTGGTCAATCTGTGTGTTATCTTTTACTGCAAGGCAGTATGTTATAAAATTTACTATATCAACACAGTTCACGCCGTTTCCGGTCCAGTTTGCCCTGGATCGAGATAGCTCGGTATCGAGTCTGTCTGGTTTAATAAGTGTTGTTCGGAAGCTCACATTGTTTTTCCTGAATGCCCTACTGCATTGTAGACTTGCAGATTCCAAACTTTTCTTTGCCACCCTGTATGTCTCCCACATCGGATCGGGAGAAACAACATCATCACTCGCAATACTACCTATGTTGAATATGAATCCTGTTTTATTTTTCTGTTTCCATGCATCAAACATTTTTAATAACAATAAAGTTTGTCCGAAGTTAGCATGATCCTCTTGTGGTGGCCCATCAAAAGCGTTATTGACAAACACATCGTACTCGAGGCTTTTACTTACTATTTTGTCCACATCTTTTGTTATGTCGAACCCGTTCTCGCGGCTTATAGAATCTGCCCCAAGATTTTTCACGATCGTTTCACCAAGACCTCTGTTTCCGCCTGTGACTAAAATTTTCATCTTACACTTCCCCCTTGATCCCAACATTTGGTGAAAGTCTGTCCACACGTAAATGCACATTCAAATAGTCTGCCCTCTTTGAAATCTTTTTTGCTCCAGGAACTCTGTAAGTCCTTCCAGAATCGGTTTTCAAATATTTCGATCATTGTTTTATTTTGTATCTTAAGATTATCTTTTCCATATTTGTCATACATTTCTATAATTTGATTATTATACATTTTTTTACCCAGCGGGTCAAATGATCCAGGGTGCGTATCTTCGTGGAATCTAGCATCGTATAGGTTGTGTTCAAAGAAATTACACGGCATTACTATTCCCTCCGCTGTGATTACCACTTTATTTCCTAGAAGTGCATCACACGTGATTTCAGTTTGTTTGAAATAATCAATCAAGGAGCCATATTTCTTTTTTATCTCATCCACCCTGCTTACACTGTCGTTCCTGTATTGTGGATCGATCGGCATTTCCAGATGCCTGATAGTCTGTCCCATGCTATTCTTCACAGGCCATTTCTGCATTGGTTCTAATTTCTTTTGATCAAAAAATCTTCCTGTTTTTCTAACCAAGCAGTCAAGAAACCCATATTCTTTGGCTAATGCTTTCACTGTGTCTATTTGATGTTCGTTATGCTTGAAAACAATAAAGTTCCATTTTGCTTTGCCTCCTGCATTTATAAAGTCCCTAGCATTTTGTATTGCGTGTTCGTACTTGACTCCAACTCTATAAAGATGATTCGTATCTTCTAATCCATCTATCCCAAAATCTATCTGTCCATAACCGTTCATGATTTTTGCTATCTCTTGCCAGAACCCTTCCTTACGTTTGGCTCCGTTGGTGTGTATGTATAACCACAGGTCATGCTTCTGTGATCTAAACCATTCCAGTATTTCTAGTAATTTTGGGTGTACTGACGGATCTCCATAACTGCCACAGAAAAAAATCTGTTTGCATCTATCCAATATTTCCTTAGTAAAGGCTTTCTTAATCCACTCTATGTCCATGTCCGCCAGTGGCATGTGTGGATTTACCTTGCCGCCATTTATGTTTCTCGGACATTGTGGACAGGCCGCATTACATCTTGTGGTTATCTCCAGTTGCCATTCTGTAATCTGATCAAGGCTAAAATTTATCATTGCCAGTTATCTTCCACAAACTTGTCTGCACATTCCATTGGATTAGGCTTCCCATGGAAAACAGCAACCTTGTTGCCTTCCTGAATTTTTGTAGGAGTTTTGAAGAAACATTTTCCATCCTTCGTTAGGAGTTTAGTATCTTTTAGTCCAATCATTTCCCATTTGTAACTTCTAATCCATGCATCGGGCCAATGATTGATGTCTTCTTTTGCCCTACTGGTTATCCAATCTTGATCTCCGTGGTTCTGTGACATTATCCTGTTGGCGTCTTTCTCGAAGTCATTCCAAAGGTAGTCCATCTTGCCTGTCTGCCATCGCATACAACTGGAATTCGAGTGTGTCCAATTTTCTACCCTGCATCGATTGAAGTCTCTGATTATCATGAACTTCCCAGGATTGTGAGTGAACAATGAATCAATGTTATCGAAAATCACAACGTCTAGATCAAAAAACAGTATGTTTCCTTGCAGAGGCATCTTCGGAGAGAACATCCAAAGTTTGCTCCACCATGTTTTTATTATAGGACTTTTTGGCAGTTTGATCACATTGACTGCTGGATCCAATCCTGTGGCATCATCGGTAATACAATGGAACTGGAACGGAACCTTTGTGTGTCTCTTGACCATGTTATTGAGCACGTTTGCGTATTTTGAAACATATTTGTCGCCCCACTTAACGCACACCACGTGATTTGTATCCACTTTTAAGTCCTTCCATTTGTATCTGTTTCCAATCATCGCTTTCTAGCGAATATGGGTAATTGCATTCAACTTCATTTTTTGCAACAATTTTGATGTTAGTTATATTTAAATTATTGCTCAAGACATTATAAATTTCACTGAAGGATTTTCCTTTGCCGAATGTTTTGTCTAGGTCGACCTGTCCTATTTTTATATAACCTAAAGAAAGTTTGGGATCTTCCCAATCATAATTGTTTTCTTTGAGCCATGTCCTAAAGTGGTCCATTTCTTCTTTTTTGAAATCGTGTTGTTCTGTAATGGTTTGTCCCCATTCAACATCAAACTCACCTGAATAATATTTCTGATGATTAATCTCGGAACACAATGCTTCGGTCATCTTAGGTGCGTGTTCGTCTCTGAAGACTTCATACAGTGTTTTCCCAACTTGCGACCAATGTAGATATACACCACCAAGTTCTCTGTCATACCTGTTGTCTTTAAACAACTCAAAATCCTCTTCATTTAAGTTATGTCTTGGAGCGTTGAGAAAAGTTGTGATCTGTGCAGGACGCATCCATTCAGGTTCTATGTAATTCTTCCTGTCTGAATTTACCCAGGATTCTATCTCATGACAGATATTATTCAATTGCCTGATGGCATATTTTGTTTCAAGATCAGCCTGTTTATAAAATTCTGACAGTTGCCATGCGGTGCCCTGTAGTTCCTCAAAATGTCTGTGCAAAGTATTACATGCGTCATGCTTTAGACGTTTGCCTGGTGTTTTCATCTCATCGCCGTCGACCGCTTTACCTATCGGCAGACGAGAACTGTACTGGAAATCATCCGCTGTGAATGGATGTATCTGATCGTAGGCTGGTGAAAATTCAAAAGCATTTATTATAGAGATATTCTTGTTAAGTTCGCCTACTAGGAAATTTAAATTCCTTTTGGAATCAGCAAATCCCAAGAAACAGAAGTTCTTTTCAAGTATCCTTTTTTGCTTTAGATTGTCTTTGAGTGCATCTAGCCATCTATGCCCCAACGGTGTGTCGTAGATCTGGAAGTGATAGGCCTTGTTCGTCAGGCCCACCCTTATAATATCATGTATAAATTTATTCTTTCCTGTAGATGGCACTGTTGGCTCCGTGTTCTGCACATTCCACTTCCACAACATAACATCTATTGTCAGTTTTCTCTCTGATCAGTTTGTCTGCAAAGTCAAATGCGTGTTTGGCAAACATCTCGGCACCTACACCATCAAATATCACAATGTCAACAAGGTCAAGTTTCTCAAGTTCTCTAAACTTGTCGAGATGTGGATCATTTACATCTAATGCAGTTTTGTGATCAAAGTGATCTTCCAACCATTTCTTCAACGGTTTCAATCCGCCAAAGTCGACTGCCCAATTTTTATTGTCTAGTTTGTCACATCCAAATGTAAATTTAAATTGTAAACTATATCCGTGTAGCAAATGGCAATGTGAGTGATCTGCGTTGGGTTGTCTGAACACACAGGCCAATCCTATGTTGTGTCCGTATGTTTTAGTTGAATAGTAAGTCATCTTTTCTCCTGTTTTGATGACTTGCAGAGTGTTTATAGAGGGATGAAAGTCTTTGAGTCCTCTTGATCATTAGTTCAGTTTCTTGTTAATCTTCTGATCTAGATCTAACTGGAATGCAGTATCTCTGATACGATCAGTTAGTTCGTTTGGTATATTTAATTCTCCATCTATAATACTTTTTAAAAAGTGTATCATCACAGTAAACTCATTTCGGTTCGCCACAGTCTCAGGATCTATTCCGTATTGCTCCATTGCGTTCAACATGGCTTCTGACACGTCCACTAGTGCCTTGATGCTTGTAGAGTGTTTGTCAAAGTGTGCCATTATGTTATTATACTCGGTTTCTTTGGTACCTCAATCTTGCTGAATACTCTGTTATACTCATCAGAAATCTTGTCATTAATATGTGCTATAGACACAATTTTGTCTATCGCTATGTCAAATGGCACGTCCTGTCGGGCAGTAGAGAAAAATGTACCAAATGCCAGGCCTTGTGGCCCGTTCATCAATACAAGTGCCTTTTCAATACTGACGTATGTGTCGGCCTTGCCTGTGTATTTCGCTATAACTTCCTCTCCTGAAGCCAATTTGAGAGTAACTACATCTCCATCTTTTATTTTATCAAACATATTTCTTATTATAAACTATCCTACGTGTTTGTCAATGTATTTTTTAAGTTCTTTGTCTTGCACATCTGGTGGGATATGGTTGAAGAAGAATATTTGGTAACTGTCAGAACCATACTTGCCTATACCATGTAGGTCGCTGGCTTCTTTTTTGTTCCATGTTAGGTATTGTTCAGTCATCTTCCTGATTCTTTTTGATCTCACTTCCCACATGCCTAGTGGTTTCAACATCTCCTGTTGTGTCTTTAACCTACCACGTAGGTATGCTTGGGGACTGGGATATCTAGCAAATAATTTTGGTAAGATTATTTTTACATGCTTACGATAGGTAAGATTTAGGCACATCACACCCACCATGTGCTTCCATCTCTTATGTGGCGCCTTGATTTGTTGTTGCACCATTAGGTTATCAACCATCGGTTTAGTCATACAACAATTTTATATTGAATTACTTTTTTGTCAACTGTTTGTTAACAAATTTGGCAAGTCCTTCATATGTGTCTTGAAAAACATTTTTATGCTGTTTCCACTCTTCAGGCATTTTCCAATCCGGTGCGTTTACTATGATCCATCTACAATCGGAGTGTTCAAAGAGTTTGTCAAATTGGTATATCCAGTATCTCGGATCAACCGGTCTTTTGATATAAGTGTAACCTTTTGATCCTTTGTAAATATTATTAACATTTTCAGGCTTGTTTTCCTTACCAAGTCCCCAAAGATCCATCCCTACTAAAAATATTGCTTTAGGTTTGAAGCTCATTCCTACTAATGCGGCAAACTGTCCGGTGCCCCAATGAAAAGGATCGTCTTGTCTTTTGTCTCCTTCGTATGGTAGATCCGGTACTTTCTTTACATTGGGCCAAAAAGCAAATTGTTTGTACCAATTTTCTCGAGTGTAAATTGTAGTATTTTTACCACAAGTGTTTGCCGCTTCTTGACACATATGGCGATCACATGCAACAATAACTTCTAAGTTATGATCACGGAAAATTGCATTACAACCTACTACAGTGGTAATACCTTTCAATGGTGTGATATCGAATCCACGTCTACTTTCACCGTTGCCTATTACACTTACATACTTGGTCATAATACTATTTAATCACCCCTTTAAACAGCATTAGAGCAACGTACACTGCTGGTAAAACTTAAATTGGCATAGTTATACATCTTCGTGATTTTCGTGTATTAGATGCCATACGGTAAGGTATTTGTCCCATGCTTTTTGCAGTGTTGGATATTTTCTTCGAAGCTCAATTGCTTCTGTTCCTACCATCTCCAACTCATTGTAGGCCTGCTGATTGTCTTTGGCTTTTTGTGATTGTTCAATTAATACCTTTTCTCCATTTGGTAATTGTTGATACACTGTTTCACCTCCGTCCGGTGAAGTATAGATAGGAGCAGGTATGATCCTTTTGCTGATTTTCTTTTTCCTTTTAGTAATTTTGGCCATTAGTAGTGATCCCTATGATCTGCATTGGGATGAGTGTATCTCATTCCGCCTTTTGGTTCCGCATCTCCCTTATGTCTTGGAATGAAGTGTATGTGTGGCCACATGATTGTCTGGCCTGCACACGACCCCACATTCATACCTATGTTGAAGCCATCGATCTCACCTGACTTAATTTTGTCTTTGCCAAACTGTGATGCTAGAGCATAAGATTTGCCTATGTATTCTGCGGTGTCCTTTTTGGGTATGAACAATGTGTGCCCTGGAACGCATGGATATCGGTCACGGAAGACTCCGGTATATTCTGTCTCTATGAATGGTGTATCGTTGCCCATCCACGTGCTTTCCTCATAACTGTCTATGGGTTCATATGGCTTCTTGTAGATAGGTTTTTTTGATTGCATTTGTTTTGATTATTCCTATCCTTATATTACTAGAATTTGGCCTATGTTGCAATCTTATTTTTTCCCAGATCTTTGTTTTTGGTACTGATGGATTGTACTGCCACAGACCCAGTAGGTTTACCAACGCTTTCCTTACCTTCTCAGCACCACCGTGTTTCTTGCAGGTGTCTGATCTGCCAACGTGAACTATTTTGTTATCTACTTTAATCTTGTACACACAAGGCAGTCTTATCCATTTGGTCTTGGGTGCCTTGCTGTGTTTAATTTTGAATCTCTCGACTGTATAAAGGTCGTTGATGGTGTACCAATTAATATCTAACATTCTTGATTCCCAGTTGCTTGTAGACCTTTTGAACTTTTCTTGCCTGAAAGTAACAGTCTTCTAATGCATTGTGTAAACCAGTCCTCTTCTCATTGTAATCACGTGGAACAAGGCTGAACAGTGTTCGAGAATCTCTTATCTGCCAGTACTGCCATGGCTGAGGATGTCCCAGTTGTGCATATAGATTCTGTAGTATGGCGTAATCAAACAATGGACCTTGACACCAGAATACATCCACACCCACGCTCCACTTGTTGATTGTCTTGATCATTGCGTCCAACGAAATACGATCCTTGTCTCCCAAGGCCTCTTCCATTATCTCTGGGTCCTGTTTGCCCCACCAATCCAGTGTGTCTTGCATGACATCTCTGCCCATCTCTGTCTGCGAGTCAACGTCCACACGGAAGTACATTCCTTGTGCGGGTTCTACAGTGGTGTATGGGTCAAATTTGACACCACCAACAGTCAGTATGGTGGCATTGGGATTAGTGGACAAGGTTTCCAGATCTATCATTGCGTGGATCATACACAATTATACTATGGAAATGTGGTAATGTCAATTAGATCTCTGATCTAGAGTTCTCAGGGTGGCCAAGGCTCAACTCAGGCTTACCGCCGTTGTCTATGAAATTCTTATATTCGGTGTAGTCTTTCTGTGACAAACAGTGTATCTCACCTGAGGAGTTTGAATAAACTTCCTGCATGA